ATCTATCAATTCCTTAGAATCCCACTCATCTTTATGATCCACAATAAACTGTGGGATACAACCTTTGATCCTGTAGTGCTCAGATGGATTAACTTTTTTAAAGTCCATACCTCTTCTGTCACCAATAACTTTGTATGTAAGTCTGGTGAATCTGTCAAGATCTGTCATGAACTTCTTCAGTTTTTTCCTTGCCTCTGATGGTAATTTTCTTTTTGTGTAACAGATAATGTCTACTGGAGTCTTTAGTCCATGCTCTAATACTGCTTCACAAAAAGCACGACATGAATACGTATCAGAATCCATAGAGAATAAGAAAGTTGTTTTGTTATCAACATCAATCTTAAAGTCTTTCTTTAAGACTTCCATCCAAGGTCCTCTCTCCTTTATACGAACAGCATTCTCACCTTCTTTATGTCTTTTTATGATACCATCTACAATGAGAGTGATATTGCTTTGTTTAAAGAATTTGTGAATGTGTAATCTATCCTTTAACCATGTGTTTATATCAACAGCATTTGGATTGAGTTCTCCATCACCTATTAGTTTTAAACCTGCTGTGATGACATCTTCCCTTGTTGCTTTAGTGGCAGGGTCATGTTTAAGGTTTGCTAGAACACCCGCACTGATTCTTGCGAGTTCACCAGGTTCATCTTTATTAAGATGAATCCAAGGTATTCGTCTCTCCTTGTTTCGTTTTCCTGCTATTGCTCGACCTCTACCTTCTACAGGTAGTTCTTTTCCGTCGGGATCTTTTGATCCCATACCTGGTTCATCTTTTGTCTTATAACCATTTACGGAGTAACTATTTTGTAGTGAATCAATTCTGTCATCAGCGTTACCTTCTTCTCTGACACCATCGTTAGACCATACATCGTCTAATTCATCTACTTCTTCTTCTAGGTCAAGTGAACCTAGACTGCTGAAGGAATATCCTTCTGGTATATCTATCTCCATACCCACGTAGTCTTCAAGATTTATCTCTCCAACTCCGTTAAAACCTGGCAGTTTTTTAGGACCTGCAATGTCCTCTAATTGAATAATGTACTTCATTTTAATACGGTTGCGTTAGCGTTTGTTTTGCCCACGGTGCCGAAGCGGTGTGAACATATTATATATTATACTTTAATATTGAGAGAATGTCAAGCTCACTGTTTCCATCTTCTTTTTGTACCTACTAATGTAGGGCTCTTGAAGATAAGGTTGGTATCTTTTCTTCACTAGGTACGTGTAATCAAACTGATACCTATGACATAAACGATTGCTAGTATCTCCTAGTCTTCTATGCTGTGTGATACTATTGTCAAATATTAATAGGTCATCATCATTCTCCCACCAATAATCATAGGTATACTTATCGAGACCCCATCTTATTTCGTTCAGTAGTCTTACTGATTCTTCTATAGGATAGTCTTTGATACGTGATGTTGTATTGTATGGGAAGTGTAGTCCTTTAATACCACCAGGTGATTGTATCACTAGAGGTATCTCTGTGTCTGGTTCTGGACACATGTTCTTGTACAATAAATTATTCTCACCCTCTACGTTTATCTTTCCATCTTGGAAGTTATGGACGAGCACCATCTCATCCAGTTCACTACGCATACTTTCACTAAGGCTATAGTAGTAGGGTGTAGTGACCATGAATCCAGTAGCACTTTCCGTCATGCCATGATCCCCAAGGAGTGCTACGCCTGGTGTGAAGGCTATGTCACCACTCTCGTTGCTGTGCCATAGTAGCTCTCCATGAGCAAATAGCCCTGTGCCATCACCACAAACTCTCAGGACAGCACCAGCTGTGTTGCCACCTATCTTATCGTATTCTTTTAGTATTGCTTTCTCATGGTCAGTCACCTCTGGACTATCCATAAGTTTATGTCTATCTTTATCTGCCCATGGATACTTAGAGAAGAGAGTAGCAGCATAGTTTTGCCTGTCTCTACCCCATGCTCTCATCAACCTATGAAAGTGTTGTCTCTTTAGTCCAGTGTTACGTATAACCATAACAGGCTTCTCCTTATGAAGCATGCCAAGTTCCTTCCACTCCTCCCTAGAGAGGTGTAGAAAGTCTATTCCATCTACAAAGACACCATAACCTTCTAGGTTAGGTATATCACTAAGTTTTTTTCTTCCCAATATTATACTTGGATTCTAAGTTCCATCCACCCTTATCCTTATAACTTAGGACTTTAATCTGACTAAGAGGTGCTACATCTACAATAATATCTGGTTGCTTGATAGTAATTAAACCCCAGTCACTTAGTAACTGTATGATTCTATTGCGACGCTGTACATCATTGAGTGATAAGTTTGCTGACTTACCATCCAATGCGAACAACTCTTTAAAATGTACGATATAATACTTGCCTTGCTTATGAAGGATGTGACAGGACTGATATAACTTCTTCTCTTTTCTAGAAGCTACTCCTATCCTTGTTAGTGTTTCTCTTACCTTTAAAAAATCATCTGGTTCGCTCAAGTTTACTTCTACCATTTGATCAGGTGTCCATTTGACTTCCTGCTCAGTGAATGAAGTGCTCATTGTCTTCCTCCCTTCTCATGTTTTTTACGAATGTATTCAATTTGGGTGTTGGTAAGAAGAGTTAATGCGACCCTCGCTTTCTCATTACTATATCCATAGTGTGTTTTGATCAGATCCAGATCTTCGATCTGTTCTTTCTTCAACCAAGGTGTGAAACGTTTACGTTTTCTCAAACTATTTAGCAAGAAGTCATATTGAAGACGCTTGTCTAAGAGGGGGTGTTTATTTAATTCATTAACAAATAAGATCGCATCAATGTGTCCACTGAGACATCTGTTGACAATGTAAGGAGGATAAGATTTAACACGGTCAGGATCATCAAGATACATGTGCTCCTTGGTGTTATTAACTGACGCAAGTATTTCTGAAAGATCACTACTCATAACCAATCTGGTTGTCTGGATGGGTCACGAAGATAATTAGATGCAACCCAAGGTTTGCTGCCAATGTAATTCTTGTAAGCAGTAAAAGTATCAATGCTTGTGTCATATTTAAACCTGTCGGGCATGGCTCTGGTATAGGACGTAGGGATATCATTGTTGTTGGGAAATATTATATTAGCATGAAGTATAGTACGTTGACAACTATGTACTTTGTTGTATCTATGTGTGTATTCAGTACATAAAGCAAGACCATGCTTGATCAACCAACGAAAGTTAGTCTGTGCCCAGATGGTACAGGGATGGTTACGGAACGCACCCTTGTCTGTCTTGTATGGTGTGCCATCTAACTTAGGTAATGTACCGAAACCATGACCCCACTTCTCAGATGCTACAATAGATAACATTTGACATGTCTCTAGAGGCATCTTAACGATGTGCTTGTCAGGTAATACCTGAGCAGACTTGATAGGGTCAGGATCGGTAACAAATATATTCATAACACAGGTGGATTCTTAGTGTATGCTCTGTAGTCAGGTGTGATGTTCATGGTCAGAGTCAAACGTCTGTTGTCAGTATCATTATAACCAGTCTTATGACGAAGCCAAGAAGGAAAGAACACAACGTCACCTTGTGTAACATTGATCCTTCTCCAAGGATGATTACCACTGATAGGTTCTGCTGCTCTCACTGCTGTCATAGGATCATAGATCCATAGGTCACCAGACTTCTCTGGTTTTAGGATGTATGCTGTACATGTGAGTCCTACACCATGATGATGTTCATCAGTATAGTCCCACTGGTAATGTTCATTGTACCATGAGTTAGATATAAAGTGTGGGTATCCTTCATACCTCCATGCTGTACGTAGGTAATGCATTTTCTGCTTCAACCATGTCACGTACTTAGCATTCTCTGGTAAGTTATGTGGGAACCTATTACTAGGTGCTAAGATATTATAGAGATCAGCAGTGGACTTACCACCTTCTTCTAGCATTGACTCAATACCATACTTATCAACCATCTCAAAGAGATCGTCAGCAGTTGCTACTTGTTCTGATATATTAAAATCAAATCTGTCTTTGTATACAACAGGTGATGATATGTTAATTGCTTGCATTTAATAGGTACCTCTATAGAGCCACTCATCTGACTCGTCATCTAGTTCTCTAAGTTCTCTCTCGTCTAACACCTCGTTGATGAGTTGCTTTAACTCTACCTTGAGTGCGTCAGATATAAGATTCATTTCTCTTACCTGTAGTGGTGGGATAGCGTCACGTTGTTCTTGAAGTGTTCTACCCTCACCCTTACCTTCTCCATAAGACATGCCTTGAGTATTCATGTGATGATCCTCCTAGGTCCGTTGACACCTGTACGATGTTGATTGATCTCATAGATCGCTACTGATCCTGTATTCAATGTGACATGTATTTCGTCACCTTGTATCAGTGCCTGTACAGCACCCCTAGCAAAGGTAGTAAGGACACCTCTGCGTGTGTGATATAGAGAACAGATTCCGTTCTTGACTCTGACTCCTAAGCTTCCTTCAGACATGAGTAGTTCGTAAGTAATAGTTCGCGTCTCTCCTGTTGATTTTTCATGTAATCACCAGTAGATCTCATAGTATAAGTATGATCCCAATCATACGAATGCCACTCCCAAAAACGATCAACGATCTTCTTCGAGTTATTATATGATATCATAACATTACCCATTGTGTCATCCATTGTGTCAGCAAATCGGGAATGATCGAATCCTTTATGTAGTTTTCCCTTCTCACCATATAGATTATCTTTGATACTGTATGGAGGATCAACATAGAAGAATGTATTATCAGCACATGATAGTGTGCCAATTCTACCTAGACAATCTTCTACTAGATCACCATAGTCTAAGCATGTAATCTTCCACTCACGTATCAATTCACAGTAGGCAGGAAGTTTACAGATACCACGCATTGTCCAGTTATTATCTGATGCTTGAGGAGAGAAAGATGATGACTCAGTTAGACCTGAGAAACTACACTTGTTGATAACATAAAACTTTACTGCTCTCTCAAGATCAGTACCATCATGGATACTATCTTTGTAGTCATTAAATAATTCTCTTGCCTTATCCTGTGTACCATATTCATTCTTTAGATCTTTTATATCTGCTGTTAGCTCTTCTCCATTCTGTTGTAGTTGTACCCAGAAATTAAATAATGGTTCATAACAATCATTGACCCAGATGGGTAGATCTGGATATTGTTTTGTCATAGCGATAGCAAAACTACCACCACCTAGAAAAGGTTCACGAAACTCTGTGATCTCCTTTGGTAGGAACTGGAATAGTTTTTGTACTGCTCTTGACTTACCGCCAGGATAACGCAGTGGTGTCTTCAATGATTTCATAAGTAAGTTGCGACTAAAACGACACGTCTTGTTCCGTTACATGGTTGGTCAATACTATGTAACCCTTCAAATATTATTATATCATCTTCTTGTGGTTTATGCGAATCCTCTTCAACATTTGTAGCACCACACTGAAATTCATTTAAGTATACTACGATGTTCTTTGTATCAAAATCATGATCCATATGTACAGGTGTAGTCTTACCATCAGTATAGTGAGTACAGTTTACATTGATCCTAAGTACACTCTTAACCTTGATCTCATTTGCCATGAAGATCTCTAAGAGAACCTTGTTAGCAATGTTCAACCAGTCTGATTGCTGTGTAGGCATGAGTGATTCCTCATAGCCAGGTCTTGCCAGTATAGTGTGACTATAGTATGCGGGACTTGCCTTGTCTCCATGAAAATAATTCCAAGGGAAGGCACTACTATTAACATCACTCTT